AGATTGTGTACGACCCATCCTTTAGGTATGGGGCCATGAGCCTCAGACCAGATGGTGCGTCGCTGATTCACTAGGAAGTGGGAAGCGAAGCGTCCGAGTAAATCTCGAACAGCCAGTTGCCTGCGGAACGCTCCCCGTAGGCGTATTCGTCGTACAGATAAACCACGGTGGCCCCGGCACCTATGTCTTCTCGGCGTACCGAAGCGGTGCGAGGGGAACGCCCTTGTACCAGCACGATTGCTTCCTGGGCAAAGACGCCACCCTTGGCGTCATCGCTACCGTCGATACTTATGTTCCCGTCTTCATAGACCTCAACTCCCGCAATCTTGCCACGGAAGCCTTCTTGGAATACTCGGGCAGTAAGACCGTCGGTCGTTTCGCCAGCTGCCGCCGTTCCAATACCAGCGGTCAGTTCGTCGTAAAGGTCTTTAATCTGGAAGCCGTGGAGAACGCACCGATACGGTGGGTTACCGGGCTCAGTAGCGTTGCTGCTGATACGGTAAGCCGCCGCAGCTATGACGCCCGAAGACAGGGTAGTGCCAGCTCCAGAAAGCTCATTAGTCGCGCCGTCAAGGACGGTAATGCCGTCTTCATCTTTCTTGCGCTGGATAGCGTTCTGGGCCAAGCTGCCCAACTGGGCATAAGACTTTGAGTTGATACGCGCAGCTACCCGGTCGGTTATCAGGGTTTGAATACCAGTGACAGTTGGGGTGATGCTGATAGCCGTATCGGACATCTGTTGGGGGTTGTCCAAAATGGTGGTTTCGGTGATGGTCTGGGCACTAAGCTGGGCCATTGAAATCTCACGCCAAGCTGTACCAGTCCCTTCTGCAAGGGTCACCTTGTCTACCAAGTTGGGCATGACGCCTTCATACTCACGGACTGACCTTGCGGAAGCCGCTACGGTATCAAGGCTGTCAGCTAGTGACTGTGTGATAGTGTCGCCAGCAGCCATATCTATTACCTCGTGTTGTTAATTCGGCGTGCCCGCTTGTGGTCGTCAGACGAAGGATTAGCCATGTTGCGATAAGTCTGGGTAAACCAGGTCCAATCGTCCTGTGCCGCGCCACCACCCCGGGCTGGGCCGGTATCCAAATCGTATATGCCAGCTTCTTCCAAGCGTTGGTTAGCTATCTTGCGCTCCTCGTCCCTAACACTATTGTTGGTTTGCTTAGCCTGCGTTCGTTCTGCTTGCCTGGTTACCTCATGGGCTTGGACCAACGTGCTATACAACCCCGCAAGGCTGCGCTTCTTGTTGGCGTCCACCCACTTAGACCGCACATCCTCCAACTCGGGGGAACTGTACAGGTCTAGGACAGCATTGCCATCCGAGTCCTGCGTTGCCTCTCGTAGTTGCTGAGTAAGTACGTTATATTGCGTCTGGTAGGCACGACCGCGTTGTGTATCCTGGGACTGCGCTTGTATCTGATTAAGTTGGTTTGGTAGGTTCTCGGTATCACCGGCTGCAAGGGCTTTGATTAGGGCAGCGTTCGATTGCTCCATAGCAATGATACGGTCGCCTATTCCAGCTATTGCAGAATCCTGGTCATCCCGTTTCCTAACTCTACCCTGTTCAGTCTTGAGTTCCTGCTGTAACTTCGCAAGGGTAGCTTCTGCGGTTTCGGCTTGGGCTTTCCAATCTGGTTCAGCCTGGGCCTCAGTCTCTACTGTCTCGGGCTGTGGGGCGTCAGGTGCCTGAGTTACCACATCCTGTTCGACCTGTTGTTCGTCTGCCATGTATCCTCCGTGAGTCGCCGAGTAGGGTCGTCACATGACCATGAAAGCACCGAATAACTTAAAAGTCAACTCGTTACTGTGTTTGCCAGAATCGGTTACCAGTGGCCCCCACTCCTTGCATCTGTGGTTCTCTGAATGGATTGGTATCCTGTGTTTCGTCTTGCCCTCCCCAGAAGGGCGTAGTGGAACCAGTCGTAGGCACAGGCGGGGAGCTCGGCAAGATGGGGGGCAATCGTGGCACGTCCAAGTTGCCCATCAATTCGTTGTATTCTTCCAAAAGTTCGATACCCTGGGGCGTGATTGGGTCTGTCTCGTATCCCCACTTCACCTTTAGTACCTCAAGCGCACCGCCTTTGTAGCCATGCTCTTTGGTGTTGTGGTCTTCTATCCATTGGTTCTCCCTGATACTAAGCACGCGCAGCATGTTGCGGTAGCTTGGAAGCTGCGACATTTGATTTTTGTACGTCTCGGAGGCATTGGAATATTCCTCATACATCCGCTCGTACTCTGCCTGTATCTCGGGTGTATCAGAGAAATCAGTTATCCAGACATCACGAAGGTCCCACAGTTCTCTAAGCGCGCGCTTGTCCCTGATTAGCTCGTCGCCTTTGTCGGTGTGCCACCTGCTAGTATTGATATTGATGTATGCGTTCTGCGCCTGTGTCCACGAAGCGACCAATGCGTCCATCTCGCGCTCCGCTTCTACCCAGTTCATGGAACCGTCTCCGCGAGTGTTTCGTTTGTAGACTTGGTGATACTCCAGCATGGCGCGCTTGTTTAGGTCTTTCTCGTCTTCTGGATTCTCTGTGTCTTGGAACAAGTCGTAACGCTCATTTACGTCTTGCCGTAGAATCCACTTTTCTAATCGGAAGCCGTCGAAGCGTCGCCGATACTCTGCGCCATCCACTTCGTTACCGTTGGCGGCCTCTTCGGGGTTGTACAGTGCTTTATTGAGTAACCTTTCTTTCTCCATAAGTGTTTTGTGGTGGTCCCAAATCTCCCTGGAAGCATCGCCGTAATCGCCTGGCCTGGATTTAATTGCTTCGGCGTACAACTCAGGGTGTTCATCCTCCATCCATTCCCGTTCAGCTTGCATGGCGTCTGCCCAGCTCGGACCGTGGGCGCGGCCCAATATATCTCCAGAAAGAAGGTCAGGCACTATCTGCGCTAGCCCTTCCAGTGCTGATAGGTCACGTCTGGAAGTGCTGATGGGATAGTCATCCTCCTTAGCCCGCACTGCTTCCCGCATGAGGACCATATCGTGTGTTGGCTCCTGGAGATAGTTCTGGTATAACAAGTCCATCTGTTGATACGCGCTTGCCCTGGTATTGAGTCCCATTATCTCAGCCGTGACTTCCCACCGGCCATCGTTAATACCCTTAAATACCTCCATGGGAGCGATGGGTATGACTGTCTCACTAGCCGCAGCTAATACACCAGTAACCGTGAAGTCTATCTTTTCTCCCTCAAACGTGCGTGCGCCGTCAGGATTAGCCAATGATTCAACCGTGATGCCCATTGTTCTGAACAGCAAACCGGCACGGCTTTCCAAGAACTTGCTACCTTCATCCAGAGCCTTCCAGCCCTCGAGCTGCTCAAAAGACGCGCCCATCCTGGCAACCGTTCTCATGTAACTATAGAACGGACCAAAGACATTCATGTAGCCCTTCCCCACAGGGAATTGCAGCCAGTCCACTTTGTATGGGTCCGTGACATTAGGCGGTCTGCCAGTCTTGGCATAGTGGATAGCGGTGGTGATGCCCAGGCCAGCCGCCATAAGGCTACCTAGAGCCTTCCGCGCCTGCCAAGCTCCTTTGCTGGTATCTAATGGATTCAGGCCCATAGCTATCAGGCCAATATTGGCACGGAAGAAACGAGCTGCGAACAGGGTTAATGACTCAATGGTCTGCTGGTCTGGTCTGATGCCAAGGATGGCGTAGTTCTCTGTGCCTAGTGTCCTGCGGATTGACTTGCCTAAATCTACCAGGGCGTCTATAGATTCTTGGTTGTTGATAAACGCTCCGAAAGGCGTATCCGCCGGGGCTACGATATTCTTGCGCGCAACCTTATACATCTCGGTCTGCGCTGCGACGATGTACCACTCAAAGGCACGGTTGAAACGGGTCAACACATTGCCAAGGAATGGAATCTTGGTTGGGTACGACGCTATGCCGGTCTGCTCAAACAGGTACTCCGTTGGCCGCATGATGGCAGCATTGTTCATCCCCTCATCCATTACCACCCAGTTCTTCTCATAAAATGCCTGTGGTTCACGGACAAAAGCTGCCCACGACTCCATAGTTGCTTGTAGCCATACCCTGGGCTTGTAGAAAAAGATATTGTTACCTTGGATAAAGCTGACGGCAAGGTCCACGTTGGTCATCAAGGAACGTGCCAGTTGCGAGGTTTCCCTCATTCGCCGTGCGCCAACGCCTCCAAAAACTCCCGGTTGACGACTGTTCTGTACTTCGGGGATATGTACCAAATCCAGTACAGACTTGACCACATCCTCATTGCCTGCCTTACCTAAGATGAGGGCTTCTTTCAGTCCGGCCCTGGTAATGCCGGTGACCATCTGCCCTGTCATCAATGCCTTATGCAAGGCGGTGACGTAATCGGCCTCAGCCTTGCGGAGTGCAAATAGGAAATCAGGGTCATAGCCGATAACAGCATTGGGAAGTTCCGTAGCTTTTATGTGGGCCTTATACGCCTTGACAGCTTCCTTACGGATGGCATTTGTTTCCTTTAATGACGCTAAAACCTCTGGATGCCCTGAAAGCAATCGTTTTCTGCTGGCAGGCGTCCTAAAGATTTTCTTTCCAGTAGCATTAGGCAGTCCAATATCTATATCGGTCAGATTCAAAATCCTGGTTCGCGTATGGGTATTGGCTATGGTTTCCACGCCCGCTTGCAACCTGGCTATAAGGCGTAAAGAGGGGTTGGTTTCGTACACAAGGCCCAGCTTATCAGCCTGGTTCATGTGCAAGATGCCCCGTCTGTTGGTGTAGCCCATCTTGGTGCCTTGGAATTGACCCCGCACCAAATCGTCTACGTCCCATCCTTTATTTTTATACAGTATGCGGTGCCAGTACGCCTCTTCAATCCCTACCACGTCCACACCAGCGTATCGGGCGACAAGAAGCAGTTGTTCTTGCATGTTCTGGCCAGCATCCAGAAGTCGTTGCTGATTAAAGGTCAGCGTGTATATCGGGGCGTGCCCTTCCTTTACCCTGTCGATGTCTTCTAGGATGTCATCAAGCGTCCCAGTCAGTCGGTAGTTTTTCACCTTTGTCGCGAGGTTGCCTCCATCTGTGAACTGGACCTTTGTGGCCCGCCAAGTGCCACGGGTAGTGCCTGCGGCTCGCTGTACAAGGGTAAGGTCTTGCTCCCTGAACCCAAAAGCGTCTTGTGTCTGTTTCCACCAGGCCGTAACGGTGGACTTTATACGGGCGAACTCAACATCTTTGTGTAACTGGTTGCTATGCCCAGCCATGGCAATGGGGTTGTCCCGCTCCACGGCAACCCGGCTCCACAAACCAGCAAGCTGCCTACCTACCCCCGCTATCCTTGTACCGGGCCTACCCCGAAGCCATTTGGCCCTGCTTTCAGGACCAAACAGTATATCGTGACTGAGCCAAGCCTTCATAACGTAGAAAGGATTTGCCAGGTCGGGAGTTTCGTCAGGATGTTTCATACCTGCCCGCTCAACATCCGTGAGCATCCCCACTTGGGCCTGGTCGTATAACTCAGCTCCAGTTAGGGGGCCGACTCCCTGGGGGGAGTCGGTACGCGAAGGTGTGCCGTCGGTAGTGGGAGGCCCGGGGTCTGCGTCAAGGCTGGTACGTCTTGGGGCAACATCGTTGACAGCATCGGCAACTTCGTCAGGTATTCTCGCCTCGCCTATCAACACGAAATCCTTATTATCAAAGAAGGCGTCGGCGGGGACTCGGTTCCTGTGATATATGGGTTGACCTGCAATCTCAATATCGTGCAAATGTGGGTAGAAGGCAGCCAAGTCACTGAGTACCTTCTTCATCGGTTCACCGCGTAACATGCCAGGCCCACCGCCACTGACGGTCGGGTAGAAGTGAACTATCTGTCCCGCGCTGCCGCCCTTGGGCTTTAGCATCTCAATAACAGCCACAGTCTCGGGACCATCTACCGTATCTTCTATGACCCCGAAGATGTCGTAGCCTTCAAAATACTCTGGCATATGCGTTGGTGGTGATATGCGCTCAAGGCGAACAGTCCCTTCAATAACTCGGTCAGTAGGTAACTGCCTGCCTAGTTCATCCAAGTTTTGTACTTCATGGGGAAAGTCGGCCAAGTAATGCGATAGCAAACGCCTAGACTCGTCAGCGGAAAGATTGCTTACTGGGAAAGCTGGCTCGTCACGAATAATAAGAGTCGAAGGTATGTCCGGTTCTGTAAACGCCTTCCATGACTCTTCGGCAGGAAGACCAATGCCTCTGCCTTCTTGAACCCATCTATTATTCAAAGTGGCAGCCGCATCACGCACTTGGCCCCTTGTGGCACTACGTTCCAGAATAATATAGTCAGCATCTTCTGGACCTATCTGGCCAAGCTCGGTCAATAGTCGCCGGGCAGTCCGATTTAGAGGCAGTGTCAAACGCCGTCCACCAGGATTAGCCATAGACACGACTATGACTTGTTGCTGGTTGCCAGGAAGCGCATCTATCTGGCGATGTCTTTGATGTCGCATTGACTCCACAATATCGACAGGTGCTGGCGAAATATCCAGCTCACTTAATTGGCGTTCCAGAAGTTGCTGTTCATTTCTTAATGTATTTAATAAGGTTTTGCGTGCTGCTCCAGCCATACGCGGGCCTTTACGAGTTTCTACATCTGCTATTCTCTGCTGCAGCGTAGTTAGTTGAGATTCAA